GGGTCGCGCGCATGATTTTTTATATTTATTTATTACTTATACAAAAAGGGGTATACAGATTCCATGAGACGTCCTAAAAAATCTAAATATAAATCTGTTGTTATTAGAAAGAAAAGATATTATTTTTACGAGATCACTTGGGCCGATCCGACAGGTGATTCTGGGCATGCTACGTGGCATGACTCATTGGGTTTAATACCTTCTGTAATGATAACTCATGCATATCTATTTGAGAAAAGCAAAAAATATGTGTGGACGTTTGGCACTTATGAGAAAGATGATGAGTTGTTTTCAGATCGTAATGTATTTCCAACAGGATGTATAATTAAAATGGAGAAGGTTACTCTTTAATTAATTTTGTATCTGTAATTCTTTTTTCGTTTAATTCTCTGAGTCTTTTTATTTCAGCTTCACGTTCTTTTAAATCTGTTGCACTAATATTTACATTGTAATTAGTTTCACTAAACTGTCCTGTAGCTTTACCAATCAATGTTTCAAACCCTAGTGCCTTATCTATCTTACCATCATCAACTAGTCTTTGTGATAGATTTTGTTGTCTTCTAACATAGTTATGTTTGGTTACAGCAAATGATCTGTTTACCTCTGCTGATCTTCTTGCAAGATAGTTTTGTATTTTTGGGTTTTGCATAAGTCTATATGCTTCTTGTCTAGCATGCTTAGGAGCATACCCTGCCTGCACAGCAGCATCCTGGTGTGTGGTTCTGCCTTCGTTAAAGATTAAATACTCACAGAATCTACGTTGTTGTTCTGTTAAATCTGTAGGAAATTTAGTCTCTTTTTTAACTACTTCTTGACTCATACTTGCAATATATATGTTTATGGGATATATATCAACCCACTTATGGTATTAGGTAGGACGTTACAGAAAGCATTAGAGAAATTTTTTAAATCTCCTGTAGTACAAGACTCTAGGTGTCAAGTGCTATTACCCAATGGAGAATTTTATGACATCACAGGTGCGAAACTTCTTGAAAATAAAATTATTGGTAGTAAAGAAACACATAGGTTAGTGTTTCTTTGTGAGAAAGAAAAGTCTAAGATGGGTAAAGTTATTAGAATGATTTAGTACGAGGTATGCAACCTGAAACCAGAGGCTAAATTATATAATGATCTTAAAAGAAAAGTTACAAAAATTTCATGGAATAGGCTTGAAAACCGCAGCTTACTCGGTACTCCCGATCTATTGGGTTATTCTCCTAACGAGCACTTTTTTACACTTGAATTAAAGTATACATCTGCCTACAAGGTACGCTTCTCACCCCACCAGATTAGCTTCCACGTGAAGCATCCACACAATACCTTTATCCTTGTTGCTTGCGCCCCGAAACATGGGCTTGTGCGCTTGTACCCTGGTCA